CAATTGCCGCGGCATGAGCTTGTTTTATATCTTCGCTAGAGTTTGGTATACCACCAACTTCCTTTTCAGTCACTGATAACTTCTTCCAAACCTTATCTGGTCTATTCATACTATATCCTCTATATCCCCTTCGGCGTAAGTAATATAATAATCTTGGTTTATTGTTCTCTGCAAGGAGTGGCATACCATAAAATACCAACGCCATTAGCATCTCCTCGAAAAACATTTCTGCGGTTTGTGGTCTTGCTATATATTCTAAGAAGAACGTGCTCGAAGGAGCATCTTCCATAGAGAATTTCGTTAATCCGTGGAGCGATCCTTTCGATCCCTTACCATCAACAGTGCCGCTAATATCATAACTATCACAGCCGAACGCGCCAATATGAGTATTGCCTGGGAACTTAACTCCATTTTTTATAATCTGTTTATTCTGTAAAGAAACTGGTGGAACCCAACTAACTTTAAATCTACCATTTGGATCTGGATAAAAGATAACTTTTGAATCTTTAATACCATTCTCCCATTGAAAACTCCCGGTAGTAGTATGTGCGTTATGCCTACTGCCTTCGTTATAGTCTATCTGCTCGTATATCTTCATTAAGTTAAATATACTATTTTTACTCTCGTCTCGGAACGCGTGTTCCGTGGTTCTAGGGAATTGTCGGTAAAATTCGTTTAAAGCGTCGTGATCATCTTTTAATCCTTCAACTTCATTATCCCAACTGTCTACAACACCTACATCTATTAGTTCACCGTCTGGTCCCAGTCGTTCTCCATCACGTGGATTATCAAAGACTGGAAATCCGTACTCGTCAATAAATCCCTCATAGTTCCATTCCATTGGGACAAAGAGAGAATAAAGCCCAGACTTTGTTTGTCCATTACGGTTTCGCCTTGATACATCCGAATCATTAAAAAGCTTTTTAAAATTACCACCTCCTTTGTCTAACGCGTTAGAAGTAGAACCCATAAGACATTTCCCTACGATTCTACTACCTAGTCTTAAACAAGTTTTGGTTACCCTCCAATTGTTTAATATATTATCTGGTCTCTCCCACTTACCGCTCTCGTCGTGTACTAATAGATTAAGTTTTTCACCGTCATAACTATTGTCTCCGGTATTCTTCCAATCAATAGTGGTATCAAGACCTACTATCTCTTCTAGTTTCTCGTTACTCTGAATCTTCTTACGAGTAAACTTACTAGCCGGAACCCTGTATGCTAACTCCGATTTAGGGCGATCCATACCGTCTTGTATAGGTTTAAAGAAGAACGGATAGTTTATAGATATAGGTACCACCTTATCTGTAAACATCTTTTTAGCGTCGGCACCAGATTTAGAGAGTATCCCATATCTACTATCACTCGATATAGTGGCTAAGTTAACTGCTTCTGCTGAACTCATAAAAGAGAATCCCGAACGGCGATTCTTAAGGTAGCACATTCCATAGCATCTCTTATCAGCTTTACAAGCCTCCCAAAATATAAAGAACAGTCTATTGGCCTCTCTAAAATCTGGAGCTCCGACGTCAATCTTGCTCCATTGAAGGTACATGTAGTGACTACCTGTTAAATAGGTTGGTGTTCCGTTATTGTTAAACCAAAAACCTTCCTCCCTTCGTCTAAATTCTTCGTCGATATAATCATGCCACTTCTCTTTTTGTTCGTCTGGATAATTTCTCCAATCGAATATAGTCTTTAAGCGACTTAGTTCTTTTGGCATCTCCATCTTCTCCCACTTTTTCTTCTTATGCTCAAAAACATTAGTGGGTTTAGGCAGCGCTATCTTAAAACCTTGTATATCGTATATCTCTCCTATAACACCATTCTTAGATAACACCACTATATCGTGATCTTTATCGTATCCGTACTTCCACTTCTTGCCTTTATTAAGTCTACTTAAAGTAGTCTTCTTTATAGGTTCTATTATTTTTACTAGCGTCTGCTCGTACATTACTTAGATCTTCCTTCGGCAAAACCTTTAAAAGCTTTATTTTTCTTCTCTTCAGGTTCTCGACCCTCTAGTAGGTTCTCTTCTTCTTGAATTCGTGTTAGTATCTCAAAAGCGTCAAATATAGCAAGCTTTTTTGTAGCGGCAGCGTTTTTGAGTCTATCTGCGGTGATATCATCACCTGAATCTACAATAGCTTCTTTAGCCACCTTGATCAACTCTTCAACTGCTCTATGCCCAGCTTGGATTATATTCCTCTTCGTCTCCTTGATGTTCATATTTAATTGTAATAAAATTAGATAACACTCTGTATAACTTTTGACCATCAACTATAAATTCAAACTCACTGCTAGGTCTAAATCCAATTAGATCGCCCTCTTCTACTGTACCATCAGTATACCTAACAACACCCATTAAAGGTCTCTCTGTTTCAGTGTCAAATTCATCTATAGACTGAAGAGGTTGAACAAAACAATATCCTTTAGGACAATTCCATTCACCACCCTCCCTTTTATACAAGTACACTTGATCTCTTGCTACTAGATATTTACCCTCTTCAAGAAACGATCTACTGTTTCTTTCTCTGCCTTTTACATCGTGCCATCTGCGAAAAACGTTGTGATGCAAGGTGATTACATCTCCCACGCGAGGATTTAAAGGAGCGCCAGCTCGAGGCACAGATAAAACCCGCGCCTCCCTGTTTATGTACTGATGGTTAAATATCTCAGTGTTTAATATCAACTCCTTGTCTCCAATTTTTTTGCTATTGTTATACCTATCACCTAGTGGTTCGACAATATAGTCGTAGACTGAATCCATCAATACTCTAAATTATACTCCACAGATACCGCCATGTTTTTATTGAAATCCTTCCAAGGTATAACGGTTTTATCTTTTCTGATGTATATAGAGTACTTAGTCTCCTCTTCTAAGATGTCACATATAGTATGACCACCATACACTTCTTGCCCAACGGCATAATGCATGGAGTCATTCTTGTAGTCTTTACCTATCGTGATCTTACGAATCAGATGGCTCATTCTCTTTGTATTTTATAGTTCCGTCGTTTATATTGACGTCTATATCTTTACCGTATTCTTCACGAATTTCATCTTGTAATATATTGAGTTGATCGTTACCTTGAAACAGAGTATTTAAAGCTCCATGTTTCTGCGCTTCGAGTTGCCCAATATCGAGTTTAAGCTTATTTAAAGCTTGAACGATGCTTTGTAACTTACCTAAATGCTCATCAGAGATCTTCTCTGGTTTTAGGTCTACAACCTTCTTATTTTTTGATTTACCCATAATTAAATTAAATTAAATTTATTAAATAGTTGTTTCTGTATACCATTCTCCATTTTCATTGTTTAGGATAGCTAGTATCTCGCTATGTGTATATTGTGTTTCGCCGTCTAGAAAAGATGGAGTGTCTCCCTCGAACTTCACAAACGTTTTAGTGTTGTTAATATTATAACGCAAAGTGTCAGAACTTGTCTCTAGTACTTGAGAGAAATCCACCGAACCTATATCTGATGATTCTATAATTACATATTTCATTGTTACCAAGGTTTATCAGTGGACCAAGCCGCTCCGTTTACTAAAGTCATAGCCGCAAAGCTGTTTCCTGCTAAATCGTTTGCACTAGTGCCTTCATTTTCATCCATCTTTAAATACTTCTGCAACCTAGCGGAACCTGTGTAATCTCCAGAATTACTACTTAGATTTGGATTGTCATTATATATAGCAGCTATATTATCTTCATCTAAAGCAGTATTCCATGTGGCTATCTGATCCAAGTATTGGTTGTAGTATGCTAAACCTGCCAAATTAGATGTGGTAAAGAGGCTAGTTCCAGTATGAGATTCTAGGTTTGTTGAAGATGCTACAGAGCTTTCACTGTTAGTGGCCACAACATCACCGTTTATATAACATATAGTACTCCTGTTTGTTGCAGATCCGTCGCTTACAAAGGCTACGTGATACCAAGTATCAGCGTCCATGTTAGAATTAAACACAGCGTTGATAACAGTAGTACTTGTTCCTGTAGCTCCTACTATTTGCATATCCCCACCAGCACTACATGCTATCCATAGGTATTCACTAGGATATGTCCCTTTCCAAAACACCGTTTGGTTAGTAGTGGTAACAAATTTAACGTAGAAAGATAGCGTCCAACTACCAGTCGCCAAAGTATCAAAAAGATTATCTCCATCAGGTTGCGACAGATAGTCATTAGTACCATCCATAAGGATAGAGTACGAGTTGGTATTAGTCGATGGCGGTAATGATTTTACTAAACTACCGATACTAGATCTTAATCCTAACACTAGCCTAGGTATGCTATAAAGGCTGTAGCCCCAGATGTTGATATCTCTGACCAACGACCATAAATAGTGATACCCGCTGGAAACTCTGTCCCAGTGGCAATCTCACCTTTCGTGCCTTCGGTTCTTGTAGGTGCGTTATCAGCGTCTGCATCAGTTCTATCGTGAGAGGCAGGGTTTCCAATACACTGCACCTTCCCGCTTCTGTCATCTTTAAGCACATCAAAGGTGCAAGCATCTACGCATGTTATAGCTGTAAAAACTTTTCCAACTGGAGGTTTTACAGTGCTTGCGGCGGTTTTACAGAACACAGATCCCAGTTGCCCAAGACCAAATGCTGTTGTTGAGTTCATTCCCATTTTATTTTTTTACTTTTTCTATTGTCCTACCCGCGAAGTATGCTCCAAAGGCAGTTAACATTAATATTTCTAATAAAGACACATATGAATCTTTAACGTTGAAAGGCAGCGTGTCTATACTGTCAAACACCATAGTCGCCACAAACATAGTCATAAGAGCTAATAGAGTTAGGGGTCTAATCAGCTTAGCGAGTTTAACATCACTACCCATATCTGCCACCCATCTATTTGTTACATTCTCTTGGAATTTTACTTCCGCGTCTATCATTTTTTGAGCTTCTCCAGAATCTATAGTTGGATCTTTGTCTATAAGATTTTTTACTATACCCAAAGCTCCCTTGTCCGGGAGAAGATCTCCTACTACACCTAAGATATCTGGCGCTTTATTGGCTAACCAAGCACCTAGCTTAGTGTCTTTTATTTTCTTTTTATCACTCATTATCTCTCCGCTTTCATAGCCGATTGCTCCCAAGGAAACCCCTCCCATCCCTCTTCATTCCACGTACCGTTGTATTTTATCTTACCATCCTTCCTCTGATAAGTCTTACCTTCCCATCTTACCCAGTCGTCCCCAAAAGCGGCTTTACCGCTATCCATATCCCTTACGTGTTGGGCTTCGTGAGAGATCACTTTTCTCTCTTGAGCGCTACCTGGTTCAACGCCCTTATCTACCACTACTCTACCTGGATGAGCTTCACCTAAAACACCATCCTCAAGTTTTTTGCGCTCAATTTTAAAACCGTGCTTCTTATTAAGTTTACCACCATGAGCGATACCTGGTAGTGGTTTATTCCCAAGTTTAAAAGCCATAGTGTTTATTTACGTCTATCTGTGATGATAGCGTTAATAAATGTGTCAACCCATCCGAAGATTTTGTTGTCCGCCTCCGTAGGTGTTAAGTTCACCACTACCTTCGCTAAGGCCATTAGGGCTATAAGTAATGCAGCCCAGTTTTCTAATAAAAATTCCATCATATTATATTGATTTGTTATTATCTATCTTTATCTCGTATCATATCATCTATAGACTTATTCATGACTTTATCTGTATATGATACGTTATTGTAAAAAACACTACGCTCTGAGGTAGGTAAATCTTCCTCACCTAGTAGTATTCGGTATATGCGACTCACGAGTTGAGAGCATTTAAAAGAGGTTTTAAATATAGAGTATT